GTCACCCGTCGCCCGCGTTATCGTACGCAGGCGGAAAACGTCAAGTGATGGACTTGAACTAAAGCTAAAATTAAACTCCGAATGTGCTACTCGATGTATCATACATAGCGAGAATGCTCCACGTGGAACCAGCTCCATTCTTAGCTCCGAATTGCACACTAGCGTTAATGTGAGTACACTGAACAGTGTAAACAGCAATAACTTTAGCAGCAGCCACTCCTCCAGTAACTTGCTTAATAACAGTACAGTTATTAGGGCTAAGGGTGAGTGAATCGGAAGCATTGAGTAGAGTGATCTCGACAACAACAATATACCAACTCGCAGAGCTGGTGTTATTGAAATTAAGCGTCGAGTAAGTGCTACCTTGTGACAAAGTAATCGCAAACTGAGTGGCATTGCCAGGCCCAGAGAGCAACCCTTGTCCAAGGACACTCGTCCCCGTGTTGTTGTAGAAGGCATTAAAGTCCGACCCAACAATCTTCTTATAAAACATTATATCATAGGAAACCCACAACTCACCAACGACAACACTCGTGTTAGGAATGCCAGAAGTGGCTAATTGGAAATTTCCCAAGGTAGTTTCAGTGGTTGGAACACCAGATGCAGTATTGACATACAGCACCTTGTTTGGACGCTCCAAAGGATCACATTCGATCCCGTGTTCTTGTCCCATTGAAGGTTTCGCAGAAGCGGCATAATCAGAATTCTCCATAATAATTTTACTTGTATATGGAGTATCATATGGATCATAATCGGTGGCCATCACCACAGTACCAAGTGCTTGGTTAGACCCTCCATACTCAGATGAAGAGCTAACAAATTCAAACACCATCCCCAGTGGCTCCCACTGCTGGAACTGAACCGCAATAGCTGACAGCCAGGGAAAAGTACTTACATCCGATGGATTGATAGCAAAAGAACTGTTATTGAAAGCGTATGCAGTGCTGGAACTAGTGATATCGCAAATATATTCACGATCAGTAATCCTAACACCACGCTTATCAGTAGAGAACTTAGCAACGGTAGTACCACTGTTGCTACCCATTGACATCAGTGAGTTTGTTTTGACGACATAGTTGCCATGGCCAAATAACTTAGCCATGGTAGAGCCAGCCAAGGCACCAAGTTCAGAGGCCCCAGGAATAGGGACCAACGAACCAAGGGACCTACCCAATGAAGTGGCAACGCTTTTAGCATCGGCACTTTTCTTGCTAAGAACCTTTTCAAGGTGATCAATCTTGGCTTCCAAGCGTCTAGGCGCATTGGACATGTTGACAATTTCCTCAGAGTAATCTCCTTTCCCGAGTAGTTGTTTCAAAGCTTTCGCTTTAGTTTTCTTCTTTTTATTATTTTGTGTCATTTTGGGAACTCCACCTTAATTCCCAGAATACGAAGCCAGAAGAGACTGGCGACCTCAATTTTCACTTATACACTGTTTGTACAAGTCAACCCAATAGTTTATATCGGGAAGATGTCTCATCTCAAGCATGAATTGCATGAGAAACATAGGATTATTGGGGTCATTATGAAGAAGATTGACAAATGCCTTAATTGGCGATTCAGGCACCGCGCCATCTTCTCGGTAGATATGTGAACAGAAGCTGAATGACTCATCATCTTCCTTGGTAATAGCTGTAAGTCTAACGCCTGCACGGCGATAGAATTCACTAGGATCTGAACGACAATCATTAACACAATCATCGCCCATGGCAATGATGTTGTTAGCACCAGCCATCCTAGCGAGCATAACTCGAATTCGCGAATTACCACTAGCAGTTATTGGAACACCACTATTCATTATTCCAGTGTGGTCGACTGTAAACAGTCTACCATCAGAGGTACAATAAACG